TTGATTCATTATAAACCAACGGTTTATGAATACGTCTCAATTGGAACTTTTTATGTCACTAAGTGTGACCCAGATAGAAACGAAAATAAAACGACACTTGAAGCAAGTGATCGTTTTGTTTTTTTGGAAAGTGAATATGTTTCTGAACTGACCTATCCTGCTTCAATTCGAGATGTTGCGTTAGAAATTGCAAATAAAAGTGGTTCTATCATTAATGAAACAAATTTTTTAATGATTAGCACTTCGAAAATAAATAAACTCGAGGGTTATACTTTCAGAAAAGCTATTGGGCTAATTGCACAGTTTGAAGCAGGTTATGCGAGATTTAGCCGGATTAATCAATTAGAAATCATGCAATTAATTGACCCTAAGTTTGCAGTTTCACCAGCAGAATATTTTCAAAAGGGGCTAACAAAAAATGAATTAATGTACAAAATTGGTGGTATCTCTTGTACAGTACCTGTTCAAAGCGAGAATAGCAGTGAACAAGTCACTTATACAGCTGGTAGTAATACTGGGCCACAGATTGTTTTAGAAAATAAAGTAATGACCCAAGATTTACTTGATAATATTTATCAGAAAGTCAAAGATATCAATTTTTATCCTTTTACTTTAAATTGGAGAGGCAACCCAGCTTTAGAAACAGGGGATTGGCTAACGCTTACTGATAGATATGGGACACCATTTAAGACTCCTAATTTAAGTTATACTCTAAACTTTAAAGGAGGGTTGACAGCAACTAGCTCAGCTAATACCAATTCTTCAGCTCAAACAGTCTCAGCTTATTCTCCACCACTTAATCAATTCATTAAAGATATTAATTCTCGTGTTGATGCAGCTGGTAAAAATTCAGTCTATGATGGAACAGAAGAACCTCCTTATCCTAAAGAAGGAGATATTTGGTTCAAAAAAAATGGCCCAGATGATGAAATATGGGTTTATACGAAACTCGTGGACGGAACTTATGATTGGGTGCTTCAAACCTCTACTCGATTACCAGATGATATACAAGAAAAAATTGATAATTCCGTTCCTTCTGATGGAATTGTAAAAACAATCAATTTATCACAAGAGATGGATGGTAAAGAATGGTTAAAGATAACTGGTGCCAAAATCTGGTTGACAGATCAAACAAAAATAGATGATGCCATCATTCAGGACGCTATGATTGGAAGTCTTAGTGCCTCGAAAATCAACGCTGGAACTTTGAATGCGGCAACAATAGATGTAATTAATTTGAACGCTAAATCTTTGAGCGCAGGGACTATTAGTGGAAAAAATTTATCTATAAATCTTGACACTGGTGCCGTTCAATTTCAAAAGGGATATATTGCTGGTGCAGATAATCTAATTCGCTTTGATTTAAATAACAGCTTGTTTCAGTCATTTAGTTCTGGAGGTTCAGGATTTAAAGTTCAATACGGAAGATTTACCTTTTATGATGTTAATCAAACAGAAATAGGTTTCGTGCAACCTTGGGCCTATCAAGATAATCCTGGTATTTATTTAAAAGGTGCAAAAAATCTAAATTTGGAAGGTGATACTGTTAGTATACAACTTGGGACCACTACATATGGAACAAATAGAATAATAATGTTTGGGCGAACTACAATGGTAAACCAAGCAGAAATCTTTGGTAAATTAACCGTAGGTGGTGATTTAAGTGTTATTGGCTCAAAAAATGCGGCTCATGTTACGAGGGATGGCCTTAGGTTGACGCCAGCTTATGAGACAGCAGAATCCTATCTAGGAGATATTGGGACTGCAGAAACTGGCGAAGACTGCACAGTCGTTATTCCTATTGAAGAACATTTTTCTGATGTTATCAATACAGATTACGAGTATCAGGTCTTCTTACAAATTTATGGAGAAGGTTCTATATGTGTTGTATCGAGAGACAAAACTAGTTTCACTGTACAGTCATCCGTTCCTAATCTTCCTTTTGCATGGGAAATCAAAGGTAAGAGAAGAGGCTACGAAGATGACCGACTGATTTTAACTGATATGAAATTTGAAGAAATAAAGAAGCTTGAAGAGCGAAATATATTGGAGGAGGAAGGATGAATAAAGAGATTGATGTAGAAAAATTAGTTAGTAAACTACTATCTAAAATTGCTCAATTAGAATTAGATAATGCCAAACTGGCGGTATTAGTTGAAACTTATGAGCAAGAAAATTCTAAGGAGGTTGGGAAATAATGAGTTATGAAAAACAAACCTGGAATAAGTATGATGAACTAAAAACTGAAGAAGAGAATATCGAAAATGGTGCGGTTGTAACTGATAATCGTATGAATCATATTGAAAATGGTATTGGAGACAATAATACTAATCTTGCTTCGCATCTTGCGAATACAAATAATCCTCACAAAGTTACGGTTGCACAAGTCGGGCTCGATAAGGTTGATAATGTTAAACAAGCTTCAAAGGCAGAGTTTGATTCTCATACAAGTGATGCATCTAACCCACATAAGGTTACTGCCTCACAAGTTGGTTCTTATTCTAAAAGTGAATCAGATGACAAACTAGCAACTCATAAACAAGCAATGGATTCTCATGTCAATAATAAAGCTAACCCCCATGCAGTAACCGCAAACCAAGTTGGGGCTTACTCAAAACAGGAAATAGATACAAAGTTATCAAAGGCTGTAATGGCTGATGATTCTGGAAAAGTTATTATTAAGGATTTAGTGGCTTCTAGCATTACATTACCTAATGACACTAACGGATGGATCACACTTCAAAACTTGCATTATAAAAAGAAAAATGGACTTGTTAGTTTTTGGTTCGACTTCACAACAACAGCATCTGGAACTGCTATAGTCGGTACTTTCCCAGATGGATTTATTCCACCTAATGACGTCATGTTTGTTATTGTCAACTGGACTACCACAACGACATCAAGTAAAGTTTTACAGTTAACAGGATTGAACAGTAGCATAAATACTGGTTTAGTTGGTATTCTAAACGCTGCAGCAAATACACGATACACAGGCCACTTTACATTTTCAGTATAAAAAGAAAGACAAAAAATGATTACTAAATGATTCTAATTACAGTTTAAGTATGATATTTAGAAAGAAGGAGTAATGGAGGAACAAGCATGGCGAGAAGTGCTCGAACGGTTGGCCAGAATAGAAACAAAGCTTGATAATTATGAGTCAATCAGGGAAAAAGCCGAACAGGCTCATTTAATAGCATTGAACAATGCAGATGATATTAAAGAAATAAAAGCAAATAACAAGTGGGCTTGGGGCTATATGATTGGTCTTGGGATTTCAATTGTTATTTATTTTTTAACCAAATTTTAAAAAGGAGCGGAAAATGATTTTTAATAACAAATTTTACAACATTATCAAATGGGCTGTTTTAACTGCCCTACCAGCACTTAGTGTTTTTATTGGAGTAATTGGCAAAGCCTACGGTTGGGGGGGAACTGATTTAGCTATTATTACTTTGAATGCATTCACGGTATTCTTGGGAACATTAGCTGGAGTAAGTGCTGCAAAATATAATAATCAGCCAAATGACACGGAGGAGAAAAAATGAAAAAAGTAATTAAAAAGGCTGCCATTGCTATGGTAGCTTTCTTTGTTGTTGCAGCAAGTGGGCCAGTGTTTGCGGCAGTCGGGGACCAAGGGGTGGACTGGTCAAAATATAATGGCGATTACGGGAATTTTGGTTATGACCAGGATAAGTTTGCGATTGCTCAAATTGGCGGAACTTATGGTGGTTCATTTGTGGACCAAGCAACTTATTCAACGCAAGTTGCATCTGCCATTGCTCAGGGCAAACGAGCGCACACTTATATTTGGTATCAAGTCGGAGGCTCCCAAGAAGTAGCCAAAGCAGCGCTTGACCGCTATTTACCAAGAATTCAAACGCCAAAGAATTCTATTGTTGCTTTAGACTACGAAGGTGGAGCAAGTGGAGATAAGCAAGCAAATACTGATGCTATTCTTTACGGAATGCGACGTGTTAAAGCGGCTGGATATACTCCAATGTATTATTCTTACAAGCCGTACACTTTGGCAAATGTCAATTATAAGCAAATCATCAAAGAGTTCCCTAACTCACTATGGATTGCGGCATATCCAAATTATGAAGTGACACCAGTTCCAAACTATAGCTTTTTCCCAAGTATGGACGGAATTTCAGTATTCCAGTTCACATCAACCTATGTTGCTGGCGGACTTGATGGAAATGTTGACTTAACTGGAATCACTGACAAAGGTTATGAGAACGGAAATGCAACTAAACCTGATACTGATACACCAGCCACTGATGACGGTAAAGATGCCAACGAAGTGACACCAAGTGAAATTCAAGAAGGAATGACTGTCACAATCAAGTTCAGTGCAACGAATTACTCAACGGGACAAGCAATCCCTAAATGGGTAAAAGAGAATTCCTATAAAGTGGTTCAAAAATCAGGCAATAAAGTCTTGCTTGATAATATCATGAGCTGGGTTACAGCAAGTGATGTTCAAGCACTAGATACAGGCGGAAGTAGTTCAACTGGAAATACTCAAACTCACATTGTTCAGTCTGGCGATACTTTAAGTGGCATTGCTTCAAACTGGGGTACAAACTGGCAAGAATTGGCACGTCAGAACAGTTTATCTAATCCGAACATGATTTATACGGGTCAGGTTATTCGTTTCACAGGCGGACAGTTTGGGGTCACATCACGAATTTACACCGTACGGTTTGGTGATAGCCTATCATCAATTGCCAGCCGTCTTGGAACAACCGTTCAAAGTTTAGTTTCAATGAACGGTATTTCAAATCGTAATTTGATTTATGCTGGTCAAAATCTAAATTATTAAAAAGAACCTAGCCACATTGTTGGCTAGGCCTTTTTTTGGTATAATAACAATTAATTTATAGATTGTTTGGAGAATAAATGAGTCAAAAATTTACAGAAAAAAAACTGAAAGAAACAAAAACGGTATTAACTGTAAAATCAGTTACTGATTATTTGAATAAATTAAAATTTGAGGAGAATAAATTCTATGACTCTTTCAAATATGGCCCATTAGAAAGATATAAAGAGTGGTTAAAACAAGAAGGATTATTTTTTTATAGGGGAGAAGGGTCTTTATTCGAGAGCCACGATGCCTCTATTTTCAGAGGAAATGGTTATATACCTCTGTCCGAGCTATTAAATACATATGAAAAAGAAGTTGTGGACAGTATATCGGAACTAGAGAGAAAAGTAATACTGGCTCACGGCCAACATCATGGTTTAGCAACAAACTTATTAGATATTACAATAAATCCGCTAGTAGCTCTTTTTTTTGCATGCTATGATAGTAATGATACAAATGGTTTTGTATATATGTTTGCTAAAACAGAAACAGTAACCTTACCTACCGAAGCAATAGTTAATGAGGGATGGAATTTTAATAAACTCATTATAGATGACAATGTTTATCAGACTTTAAAAAAAGGTATTCAATCGATATATAAAAAAGCATATTTTCAGAAACGTAATGTATTCTTTGACAAGATGAGCTTACTATTTTTTAGATTGAAGAAAATGGAAGAACAAGATTTAATTAACAAAAGAGATGATAAAGTAAAAAAAATATTGTCAGAAATATCCTCTAAGGAAGATTTTACTGTAAGCGATACCTTAATGATTGTGAAAAAAGCATTTGAGCAACCAAATTTTAATGAGGCCGATGCTTATCTTCAATTATTTAAGATTTATCTTGATAATTATGATGAAACTGAA